CATGAAACTGTTTCTGGATAGTTCAGATATTGATCTGATACATGATGCAGTAAACTCTGGTTTAATTGATGGCGTCACTACCAATCCTTCCCTTATGCTTAAGCAGGGTCAGGATCCAAAAGATGTTATCCTCCAGATATGTCAAATGTTTGGGTGGACAGCATCTGTCAGTGCAGAAGTCGTCGGGGATACCGTCGATGAAATGCTTGACATGGCAGATGATTATATCGAATTGCACCCTAGCGTAACAATCAAATTGCCAATGTCTCATGAGGGACTACTGGCATGTAAAGAGTTGGCGGATGATGGTATATCCACCAACGTCACCCTAGTATTCTCACCAGCACAAGCCATCCTTGCTGCCAAAGCAGGAGCAACATACGTCTCTCCCTTCGTTGGAAGAGTGGATGATAACTCTTTCGATGGACTTGGACTGATCCGAGAGATCTCAGACATATATAAGAAACACGATGTCAAGACTGAGATTCTCGCAGCGTCTATTAGAAATGTAAGGGACGTGGGTAAAGCATTTGCTGTAGGTGCAGACATTTGCACCATCCCACCCATCGTCTTTGAGGGTATGTATAGACACATGCTAACTGACAATGGTCTTGATAAATTCAATGCAGATTGGAAGCAACTTCAAGACAAATTGGCGGGGTAGTATGAATTACGACAAGGTAAAACTCATTGCACATAACCTAAAACTCCTTGCACAGTCCTTAGAGGACGCTATAAAGGAGGATCCAGATGCATTCCGTGGTCCTTATGAGCCACGGACTCGCCTGGGTTACCAGTTGGACAGTGATGATGACGGTTATGCAGATTAAACAGTATGAAACCACAAAGCGCGAAAGGAAAGGGACGTAGATTCCAACAATGGGTTAGGGATATGCTCATCGAGCATAGAGATATCCATCCAGAGGACATCGAGTCTCGCTCAATGGGTGCTGGTGGGGAAGATCTTATCATGGCAAGAGATGCTAGGAAGAAATTCCCCTTCAGCATTGAGTGTAAGAATGTTGAGAGACTCAATGTCTATGAGGCATATGATCAAGCGTGTGCCAATGCTGGTGACCACACTCCGATCCTTTTCATGAAGAAGAATAGGAAGAAACCACTTGTCGTAGTGGACGCCGAATGGTTTATCAAGCACTTTGAGGCTTGACGGCACCCCTCTTCCAGCTATATACTTTGCTGGTAGTGGATGGGGGTCCCAATCATGTTTGAAGAAACTGATTTCTTTACTGAGTCAATCGAGTATCTCGTGGACGTTGTTCATGAGTTAGCTTCGCAACGTCAGTATGCAGAGGCTGAGGTAATTGCTCAGCGTATTCGTGAGTTAGAGCAAGTATGATGGAGTTTCCTTTCCGAGTCCCAATATGCACATACGATATTGATGACTGGGAGAATGTTAAGAAAGAAATTCAACTTCCTGAATTAACAGATGCACATCTGGAGCAGGGAGTGGAGGTCCACACTGACTTTTTTGAGCATGATTATGCAGGGGTGTTACCACCCTATGCAGATCAACTCTTCAAAGTTGCTGCTGTGCCCATAAATAAGTTTAGGAAGAGTGGATGCCTTGGAAGGAGGCATCAAATGGAGATCTCAGCAATGTGGTTTGAGACGCAGGTAGAATCGCAGAAGCATCGAGTCCACAATCATGGACAATATGGATGGTCTTGTATTCTCTACTACGACTTTGATCCCAATATTCACACTCCCACAACATTTTACGCACCGTTTCATGATTTTCTAGATGGTAACATGATGTCCTATGTGCCACCTGCAAAGGAAGGTAGCATAGTATTCTTCCCCTCTTCACTTCACCATGAAGCATTACCCAATCGATCTAATGTCAAACGGACAATCATTTCGTTTAACATTAAGGGACATGTTGACAAAACCAAAGCAGTGATATGAAATTCTTCTCTGGTGATGACTTCAGAATCAACCCACACCTGAAGTATACTCCTTCGTATGACGTTGAAGTCGTCGATGGACAGACCATTGTGTATGTTGATAACGTTTACAAGAATCCCAGTAGGGTTGTTGAATACCTCAACAACTGTCCTATTGTTTCTCACAAACCCCAAGACCCAACTAGGGGCAATGGACGGGACTTCTATGATGGACGGCAGTCGATCACCGAGGCGTATGATCCTGCTTGGTTTGATGTCCACAAAACAGTTGCTTCTCTTTTGGGAGTCAGAAATTTTCACTTCGATGGGGCTTGCATGTTTAACATGACAATGTTAAACTCTTCTCCAAGAGGTCACTGGTTTCCCCACACGGACCCAGATAACATCAACTGCATTGTTTATCTCAACGAGGATAACGACTATGGACCAGGCACTTCTTTCTATCGATCATTCAAGTATCATGGTAAGGGAGAGCATTATGATCCATGGGTAACTGCAGCAGATGAATCCCATTGTATCCTGGACAGATACAACTGTGCCGTCTTCTTCCTGGGTAACATCTATCATTCAATGAGATTGGTAGGTGAAACCTTTGTAGGCAGACCACGATTCTCCGAAGTCCACTTCTTAAAACTGGGACAGTAGCTCAGCGGATAGAGCAACTGCCTTCTAAGCAGTCGGTCGTAGGTTCGATCCCTACCTGTCTCGCTTCCTGTTAACAGCAGGATCCCCAACAGAAGTCACGGAGAAGGGTTTATGACTCTTAAGAATCGTTTTGCATCTTGCATGGATGTCTTGAAGTCCGCCGTAAATGGTGAGGTTGCTCTGGACACAGAGTATCCAGCACTATTTGCACAACTCTGTCGTTTTTATAGCGACATGAGTCCCAGACACGTCCATTTTTGGGGCGTTGACGTTGAAGAGGATTACCAAATCCTCATCGATAATATGACAACTGATTTGATGTATGGATGACACAAAGTATATTGTATACAGAGATAGGTTTCCTATTCACACCCAAGTGACTTGGGATGCCATTCTCATGTATGTGAATTCAACTTTGCAAGACCCGACTGGATCTTGTTATGTAATAAGTGACGGGGGTCCACCATCATATATGTCCAAGTGGCGGCGGGGGAGCCCATCTCCTCCGTCTTTTTCTATGGCAAGGAAAGAATTTGAAAACTTTGCTGGTCATGAATGTCAAAACATGGATGTATATGTTTCATACTTTGCACCTGCAGATACTTTCGGCAGGCATAGAGATGAAGAGGATGTCCTGATCATCGGAGTTAAAGGACGCACCTCCTATAGATTTGATACAAATCCCTGTGAGACATGTCTAGCAGACATTGTTACTATTGGACCAGGAGATGCACTATACATACCTAAGGGCGTCTTCCATGAGGCGTCTCCCAAATCCCCCCGAGCGATCATGTCGTATCGAATTGACAAACTACAATGATGGATGAAATCACCACATACAAAGGAAAGTTTTGCACCAAAGAGTCAGACTTTATTTGGGGTGACTTTATCTCAAATGAGGCAGTGGAAGAAATTGTTAATTTCTACAGACATCAGCAATTCCTACCTTATATTGATGGGCAACTGATGGAAGAGGGGGTTATTAAGACAAACAAAGAGTTTAAGGACTCTCGTGATTTGCATGTGCCCTTTCAGGTAGCAGTCATGCATTGTGAAAAGTATCTCTTAGAGTTGCAAGGAGTCCTTAACAAGTACATGGACCGCTTCCCTTTCTGTGAGTTATCTGACTTCAGAATCGTGGAGCCGATGAGCATTCAGTGGTACCCTAAGGGTGGTGGTTTCAAACTGTGGCATACTGAGAGGTCTAACTGTCTTCCCAGTAATGTCTACAGACACCTTGTCTTCATGACTTACTTAAATGATGTCCCCGATGGTGGCACTGAATGGTTTCATCAGGATAAATATGTCCCTGCACAAAAGGGATACACTGTAATATGGCCATCTGATTGGACTCACTTCCATCGTGGAAGAGTTTCTAATACTTCAGATAAGATCATTATTACTGGCTGGTTTTCATTCGTATAGGAAGTAACTTATGGACGACATTAAACGTGGCAAGCGTCGTGACGCACTTAATCTCTTTTATGAGAGTGTGCTGAAGCCTGATCACGAGCTGCGACAACATGCCCACTGGCAAGAATGTTTCCATGAGTTGATGGAATGGCGAGATGAGATTTTGCAATATCTTGATATGCGTAGAAACCAAGACCACGCTTGACTAGGTGCTTGACATACGGTAGGATTGGTGGGCAACCGCATGAGGTCCATGGCAAAACCAGTTGTCTTGCTTGAGCGTTTCCCTTACCGCTATGTGCAGGTGGGAATCCTTGAGATCAATGGCAAACCTGACTACCGTATTCAGAAAGTAGACTCTTACACTGGTCGGTATCGTGATATGTATCTGTGTGATAATGGAATGCAGATGGATACTGCGATGACCGACTTTGAATATACTAAGTGGTTGGACCCAGACATGGTGCCCTGCTACGTCAAAGATGACCCTGAAGACTGATTATGACTTACAACAACGAATACCACGATGCAGAGCGAGCAGTTAAAGCAGCTTTCATGTGGGCACTTGAGAATGAAGAAAATGAATCAACTCTTAGTGAGTTGTGGCGTCACTATCTTGGTATCAAAACGATTGCCAAGAGTCAGAAATTGGTTGAGTCCTTTGTAGACTTCAATCTTGACACCCCAGGTGACAGTCCATTCGATAACTATGGTGCTGCTGGACCAGTCGATTGGAATATCTATGGTGACGGTGCCTATGTCCCTGGTGGCATGGGTCAGGATGTCATCACATTCAGCTCTTGACTTTTGTAAAGATTTGCTATATATTGTAACAAGTCTTTACAAAGAGTTATGACTGTCACTACTAATGATCGTGGTCAACAAAACATGTGGGCAGTAGAGCCTGCCATGTATATGACCGACGAAGACCGTCTTAAGTATGGTCTCGAATCACACGCTGAGCGAGCCGAGAAGATGAATGGTCGCTGGGCAATGATGGGTTTCATCGCTGCCTTGATTTCCTATGCATCTACTGGTAAACTCTTCTTCGGAGTAATTTGATTATGGTCGAATTACTCTGGACAACGACAGCAGTTTCTTTCTTAGTGCTGTTGTCAATCTCTATTGAAAAAGTAATCGAAACCTATTAAGTCATGGCAACTTACAATGTTACTCTCCAATCTCCTGACGGTACCGAAACTACCATCGAGTGTGCGGACGATCAATACATTCTTGAGGCGGCGGAGGAGGCGGGCGTTGATCTCCCTTCTTCGTGCAAAGCGGGCGCTTGCTCAGCTTGTGCAGGAAAACTCCTCTCTGGTACAGTAGATAACGAGGAGCAATCGTTCCTAGATGATGATCAACTCGCTGATAATTGGGTGCTCACTTGTGTTGCATATCCCACCAGCGACTGTGTGATTCTTACTGAGCAGGAAGAGAATCTGTGATTCAAAGTGAAGGCGGATGGTTGGGGCAACTTGGTGTTGCCCTCCAAGATTTAGATTGGAATGGTAACGATCTTGAAGTCAAGATTGCTGGCACCCTTAAGAATGACAAATTCATTGTCATTAAACCTATTAAACCTGTAGTCAGCAGCGTTGCAGATCCAACATTGAAACAAAAGCATAATTATGATCAAGAATTTACTAGCGAGATTGAGGTGGGGTCGTCTGACTCAACCACAGAAGGACGAATTGAAAACTCTGACTCTTCTGCAGACGCTTAGGCGTCCACATCTCGCACCCAAACTCCACAAACACTGGTAACTATCATGAACGAAAGAGCAGAGCGTATTAACGGTTGGGCAGCAATGATTGGTATCATTGCCGCTATGGGTAGCTACGCTACCACAGGTCAGATCATCCCTGGCATTTGGTGATATATAAATTACAGAGACATTCTTAATTATGAATACAATTCCTGAAGTAAACTTTGTCTTTGTCCGTCAGAAAGACTGCAAAGATAAAGACTGTCGTTTTGAAACAGTATCCTCCCTAGATCTATTTGGGACGGGTCGTCATGTGATCTTTGCTCTCCCTGGAGCATTCACACCTACATGCACACAATTCCAACTACCATCCTTTGAAGCATCCTATGATGCATTCATTGGTCAGGGCAAGTGTGATGGTGTCCATTGCATCTCCGTCAATGATGGATTTGTAATGAATGCATGGAAGCAGGAGTTGGGCATTGAGAAAGTAAACCTTGTGCCTGATGGTAACGGGATGTTTACTGGACTCATGAATATGTTGGTCACCAAGAATAATCTTGGTTTCGGTCTTCGCTCCTGGCGTTATGCAGCCGTCATTGAAGACGGTGTGATCATGAAGATCTTCGAGGAGCCTGGCAAGATCGATGATTGTGAAGATGATCCTTATGAGATCTCATATCCTGAGAATGTCCTGATGTATCTGGACGAGCTCAACAATGCCCAAGTATCGGCTTGAATGTAGTTTCGACAATGGGCGGTCATGGACCGCCCTTAATAATTATCGAAACTTATCAAAAGAAAAAGCAGACTTTTTAGTTAAACTTGGTGTCTTCTTTAATGAAACACACAAGCAAATGACAACGCATCCTATGAGGGTAGTTGAAGAAAATGATTGATGATTGGCGTTACAACGATGGCAACATGATGGCAAGGCAGTTTTGTCTTAATGCCTTCATTCATAAGGGCATAGACTTAAATAAGGATGTCTATGAGTTTTGCCACAATTATGTGTCGGAAGGACGCTTCCAGAAGCACCTGGACTCTCTTCGTGAGGGGACTGCAGCGGTCAGTGCTGACTGGGAGAATGAAATGCAAAGCGATGTGCTTGCAGGGTGGGAAGAGTATCTGAAGACTGCTCCTGCTCCCTCCCATGTGCTTGTGCCAGATCCAGAAGCGTCACCTGTGGGTTGACGAGATTCCAAATCTGGTTTAATATAAATAGGTCAACGGGTTAAGAAACGTTAAGTTTTCCGATCTCTTGTAAACACCCCAAACCGAGACCTATAGGGTGTATAAAGCACGTCTCTCATATCCCGCCTGAGGGTGGCGGGAGCATAGTATCACCACCATTTCCCTGATGGTCCTACTATCTGTTTAAGTTCAATGACTGCAACTCTTTCAAGACAACGTTCTACTAACACCTGGGAGCAATTCTGCAACTGGGTTACCTCTACCGACAACCGTCTTTATGTCGGTTGGTTTGGCGTCCTGATGATCCCTTGTCTGCTCGCTGCTACAACGTGTTTCATCATCGCCTTTATCGGTGCTCCCCCTGTGGACATCGACGGCATTCGGGAACCTGTTTCTGGGTCTCTCATGTATGGTAACAACATCATCTCTGGTGCTGTTATCCCTTCTTCCAACGCTATTGGTCTGCACTTCTATCCCATCTGGGAAGCAGCATCGCTTGACGAATGGCTCTACAACGGTGGTCCTTTCCAACTCGTTGTTTTCCACTTCCTGATCGGTATCTATGCATACATGGGTCGTGAGTGGGAATTGTCCTACCGCCTGGGTATGCGCCCCTGGATCTGTGTTGCCTACTCCGCTCCTGTTGCTGCTGCATCTGCTGTCTTCCTTGTATATCCTTTCGGACAAGGTTCTTTCTCTGATGCAATGCCTCTCGGCATCTCTGGCACGTTTAACTACATGCTTGTTTTCCAAGCAGAGCACAACATCCTCATGCATCCTTTCCATATGCTCGGTGTTGCTGGGGTATTCGGTGGATCTCTTTTCTCTGCTATGCATGGAAGTCTGGTTACTTCTTCGCTGGTGCGTGAGACTACTGAAAACGAGTCACAGAATTATGGTTATAAGTTTGGTCAGGAAGAAGAGACGTATAACATCGTCGCTGCTCACGGTTACTTTGGTCGCCTGATCTTCCAGTATGCTTCCTTTAATAATTCTCGCTCTCTTCACTTCTTCCTTGCTGCTTGGCCAGTGGTCGGCATCTGGTTTACTGCTCTTGGTGTTAGCACTATGGCATTTAACCTGAATGGTTTCAACTTCAACCAGTCGATC